CGAACAATGTCACGGGCGGATACGGCAGACGCCGCAGATGCCGCAGCATTCGTTTCGCTGGTAGAAGCGTTGGACTCACTGGAAGCCGCAGCTACTTGAGACGCCGCAGCGTTGGTTTCACTGGTAGAAGCGTTAGATTCTGAGGAAGCCGCAGCCGTCTGAGAGGCAGCACTGGCTACTTGAGACGCAGCAGCGTTAGTCTCGCTTGTGGAAGCGTTGGATTCTGAGGTTGCAGCGGCGCTTTGGGAGGCGGCAGCAGCACCAGCAGAACCTGACGCAGCCGTAGCAGACGTGGAGGCTTCAGATGCTTTGGTAATCGAGGTGTTCGTAGCGGAAGTCACAGCGTCCGTCTGGGCGTTGATCACCGTGTTCGAGGTCTGATCGTTCTTTTCTTCGGTGTAGTCGCGGAGAAGCTTCATAGAGTCCCCGATATCCGAAGGACGGAAGATTGCACCCGCAGCCCATGTAAAGAGGTCAGTGGAGAGGTTGGTATCTCGGGTAAAGGTTACCCGGAAGTTGTTTGGTACGTTCGCATCAAAGCGGTATGTCGAGGCGTCTACAAGACTTCCGGGGTGAGACCCAGTTACATCTGCGAAACCTTCGTCTTCCACCTTCACTACGACGAATGAATCGTCGAGATACGAGAAGGCGATGGTAAAATCAGTCGTCGCACCGTCAGCGGTGTAGACATTTACCGTATCAGACATCATCAAATCCTTTAAAGAATAGAGTAGGGGGCCGATTGGACCCCCTTAGGTTAAAATTGATCAGCGACGAAGCGCTTCTCTGCGTCGGTCCATCCGGTTGTCTGATAGACTTCCTCAAGTTCCTTGCGTATCTCTGGGCCTACGCTGGTTAAGGCGTACCTCAGGGCGGCATCCCGGTACTGAGACAGGAGGCCACGCCACAATTTGACCCTTGGGTCTTTGACGCTTGCTCCTCCAACTTTGAGAATGGGCTGGCTCTTACTGTTTACGTGCCGTTCAGCCAGTAACGCCCTCCATTTGCTATGCTCAGTCTGGTAGTAGTCGCCTTCGATCATTGCATTAGCGGCCTGCTCTAGGGTCATTCCGTTAATCTTAACGTCACCCTGAGAGATGGACTCTTGCATGAAGTCATATACGGACTGACCGTCCTGAGCCTTCATCTTGTGGTACGGCATTCCGTCCCGCTCGAAGGTAGGGGACAGAAAGTCAGTTCCTGTTTGTTCTTGGATGTCCGCAAGTTCATCTGAGAGTGCATCTACAGCAAACTCACGGGATACAAACGGCATGAACCCCCGGCTGTGCGAAGGTTGCAAGCGGCCCAGCGCATCACGTTCTTGGTTGATAGCCCCAAAGCCCATGAGCTTGAGAGGGCCAATGGATTTACCCAGTCTCTCATAGAAGTTGACTGGCTTTCCTTGGAACTCTCCGCCGCCCGTAAGGTCAGCTAATTGTAATAGCCAAAAGTTGAACGGCACGGCTGTCGCAAGGTTAGACGCTATTAACTGGCCTCCACCCTTGAAGCCATCGTCCAAAATAACCGCCAAACTGTCCGTCATGTTTTTAAGAGAGGACTTCTCTAGGGTCTGGTTAAGGTACATCGCAGTGATAGCCCCAACAGTGTCGAGGTATTCTGTTGCTTGTTCGATATCCTGAGCATGCTTTACGTGTTCCGCAGCCATACGCGCAAAGACGAATGCGTTAAGGAACGGCACCTCCATATCAAGCGTGTTGAGATACCTTTTCTTACCGTTGGGGTAGCGGATACGGATTTGACCATAGGTTCTAGACTTAGGGTCAACGTCAATGAGACCCTCATCTCCGTCTCCTTTGAGAAGACCAATCGCTGACATTAAACCCATAGAAGTGAAGATGGAGTTAGCTGCGAGAATAGCACGGGTACGGGAGCGCACACGCATGTCAGGAGACCCATCGTCCAGCACCGCCTTTAGGTCGCGATGGAACTTACCAGCCGTTAACTTAAAGAAAGTGTCGGTGACCTTGTTATCTCCAGCTACGAGCAGGAACGGCGACAACGCGGTAGCCATACGTTCTTCCATTACGTTTAGTGGGGTGGTCACAAACCGCATGAAGAACAAACGCAGCATCATGGCATGGGTGGTACGTCCCATCATGAAAGACTTGATGCCCTTGTTGAGGGAGCCTGCGGCTGCATCAGACTGGAACATAGTGTCCAGAGCTACGTCTCTCGCATAGGAATCCATGATTCGACCGTCAGTGGACCGCATGGACAACGCAGCTTCCTCGCCTTCCTTCATGAGATATGCCTCAAAATCGGCGTTGGTGAGCTTACGTTTCTGCGCCAGCTTCATAAAGTCGTCACCGTATGTTCCTGCACGGGCATGGGTAGCCATTTCAGAGGAGATAACGATCTCTTTGAACATCTCATCCACGGCCCCCATGAAGCGGTAAACGTGTTCCGCAGCCTTCATGCCATGATCCAGAGACCCTTCTGCCTTAGACTGGCGGACCTCTTTGAGTGTCTTGTTGGTGTAGTAACCCTTGTCGTCAAACATGGAGTTCTCACCGAATTGAGACTTACCTCTGCGCCAGAACTTACTGAAGGCAGTCATGGCATCAGGCATCGACTGTGCGATGGCCCCGTAAGAGTGCCAGAACCTCTTGAAGGACTGACCAGACGCCTTTGACCAATCGGCACGGCCCAATACACCCTCGATAGGGTTAACCACCGCAGCCTCGATCAGGTTAGCCATAGGGTTATGGATGGTCGCCCGTACAAAGTTACCTATGAGCATCAAACTCTGCGTACCTGTATTGAACAGTAGGTTAGCATTGGAGATGTGTAGAAGCTTCTCCAAGGTGGTAGGCTTGGTTGAAATCTCGTTAAAGACTTTGGCTCTTGAGCGCTTGTCTGTTGCGTTCTTAAAGGCTGAACCTAACAGTTGTACCATGCGTTTGTCAGAGATTAGGCCACGGCTGGCCTGCCACTTAATGTCGGCTTCCCTACGGGCCAGTTCTGTTTCCGCTTTCTTTACCCGCTTTAGAGCGTGCATCGCATGAGAACCTTTAGTGCCTGCCTTTGCTATGCCCACTTGGAGCCGGGCCACCTGTTCCTGTAGTACGTTGATTCGCTTCATCTTTTCTTGGAACAGTTTATTGTCCATTTGATCAGCATTTGACGCCAAGTCCGCAATAATCTGATTTGCTCTTTCAACGTACATGTCTTGAAGCGAGGCGGCTGCAAAGATATTGACAGCATCGTTGGTGGACCACTCACTGGGGTCCATGTTTCGGACCTTGCCGTACAGCGCGGAGTCGATCATGTCCTCATCGAGTTGGTCCAATAACTTAAAGGCCATGCCTTTGAACATGTTCATGGACACAGGCTCATTCTGAAGCTTTTCCATTGTTTTGGCGAACCTTGTGGCAATGATGTCGTACATCTCCCTTGCATCGACTTCGTACATTTTACCTAGCTTGCCGTTAGGAACGTCTGCGGCATCACCAAGCCACTCCGCACCGAAGATTACTTCCATTTGTTTCGAGCTTACACCCGAGGCTGTCCCAACCCGAACAACTGCGGTTGCTGCATCCAGAACTAGTTCATCCTCATCAACGAAATCAGGTATTTTGTCTCGATCAAACTGGAAGATTTCCTTGGTGGTCATCTGCCCGGTTTTCTCTGCGCCATCAGCGATTTGAACATGCTGTTCGTCAGCTTTAGCGCGAAGCTCGTTAATTGACTCTACAAATTTCTCATCGTTTTTCGCAGAAACCTTAGCTTCGGCATCAACAGATTTGGCTACGCTCTCTAAAGCCTTCGTGTGATTACCTTTGCTAGCGTTCTTGATTGCTACGAGACCAAAACCTAAGGCCTCAAACCCCGTGCCGATGAAACCACCTTCTGCAAGAACTTTTGCAAAGTTCATGATTTCGCTGTCATCAGGGTCCGTAGCCAAGAACTCCAATACTTCTCCACCCGGAATGCCGGAGTGAGCTATCCATGCTGATACGTTCATGTCGCCTTCGTTGTAGACCACCGCATCTGTGATTGCGCCTTTAGTCAGACCGTTTACGGCTCGACCAAGCATTGTTACCCCTTTGGAGAAACCCGGAGTTGCAACGTAGGTTCCGATATACTCGCCAGCGAGAGCCATAAACTGACCAGTTCCAGAGTCAATTCTGGACATCAGTTCCTCTTTGGTCTCCCCTAAACCCTCTAAAGACAGGTCTTTGATACGCTCTTCATTAGGGCGGAACATAGTCATCCACTCATCATAGATGTCTGCAGGCATATCCATAACTTCAGACTTTCCGAGAGTCCTGTCAGCAAACACCTTGTTCTCACCACCACCCGCAATCCACCGACGTTCCATACGCTCATCGAGCCATGCAAGTTCCTCATCAGTCTTAGGGGTAATACGGGCCTGAACATTTAGTTCAGAGCCTATGCGATTAGCTACACCTTCAGCGAACCCCATCTGCATGGACCGGACGTTCTCACCGATTCCTGCCATAGCTGCAAGAGGGGCCAAGGCAAACTCACCTTCGCCGAAGAACGTGCCGATATCACCCGCAACCGTTCCAAGCAGGCCTTTAGGTTCTTGGGATTTTTCGTGCAGTGCAAAGGAAGACCGCAGGTTGTTCATACGAGCTTCCCCAAGACGGTTCTCAAGAGCGGCCATAGCCCGAGGACTGGTCTTTGCTGCAAGGTAGTAACCGACTACCTTAGGGTTCTCCCCTGTCAGCGCCATGAGGCTCATTACATGAGGAAGGGGCTGGTAAGGTGACGTTTCGAGTTTGTAGTTGAGAGTACCTTCAGCCCTGCGGCGAAATGCATCCGCAATTGCCTGATCCCCATAAACGAGGCGGTTAACATGTCGTCGGTGTTCTTCTACATGCAGCATTTCGGAGATAATCTTAGGATCACTCTCGCTCTGCTTTAGGTAAGGAGAGGCAACCTGTGCCTCCCCCTGTTCTTCTACAGGTTCACTACGAGGAACGTCCTCAACAGTAGGTGCTGGTTCTGGGTTTACCTGAGGTTCTGGAGCCGTTGCAGGCTCAGGCTCAGGCTCAGGGTTACGTTGCGCGTCCCGCATATAGGCCGCTTGTGCAAAGCCACTGATAGATTCATCAGCTTTGATTTCTACCATTGAGGCATTTCCTTCTTAGTTGTCTGTATACAGCTTCTTACCCAACTGGATGTTGGTTGCTACGTCTGTCTTTGACATGATGTCTTTAAGCATTTCCTGCGCTTCTTCGTCTCTTGCTCCAGCTTCCCACTGGAACATAGCGATAGCCGCTTCTGCTAATTGTTCATCTGTCAGTGCAGCAGCAGGCTTAAACCCTGTCTGCTCAACCACGTATTTCTTGTAATCCGATGGGTTTCCTGTGGCATATTTATTGATAAGGTCATTGACCGTTGGTTTAACCTTACGATGCTCCATCCAGAAGCCAAGATACTGAACTCCCTGCTCGATGGTATCGAACGAGGGGGTGTCAATACGGCCACCCGAAGAGGCCTTCAGGTTGATAGAGGATTTCTCGCCAAAGGCTTTCTTAAACTTAGCCGGTCCTTTACCGTTAGTAATCCTGCCGATTCCGCCAAAGTTAAACGTGCGGATTGAGGCCGGAACTTTCTTACCTGAAGACTGTGTAGGGGACTTCAAGTTGTCGATCCCGAGTGTCTCCCGATTAAGCCCTGTTTCCGACGGTGCATCCAGTTCGAAGATAGGTTCACGGGAGTTTATAATCCCATCACCATCATCGTCCTGCAGAGCTTCTCTAGTGAGACCCTGAGCTTCTTCAAAACGAGCCATAGCCGCAGCAGGGTTATCTACACCCAAGTTACGCTCTAGAGCGTCAGCTACGCTTTCTCCCGGTTGCTGCTCATACGGGTTGACATCGATCAAACCTACAGGCCCAAAATTGTAAGCAAGCTCCAAGTCCTCATCGGTGTCGGTGACAGGTATCAACGCATTTTCGTACTCAACCAGCATCTGGATCATTGATTCATCAGCGAAGTATTTACGGAAGATTACATTGTTAGAAAGCATCAGAATATCTGACGGGTCTTGGATTTTTTTGTTCAACTCTTGGCGGATAGTTACATCGTCCACGGACCCGAACTGTCCGTCCAGAATGTAACCCGAAGACTGGTCCATGATATTGTTTAGAAATTTATCTACAGTTCCCTCAGCTAATGCTTTTTTCCAGCCTGCAGAATCTTGTTCAATAAGATCTCGAATTTTGGCTTCATACTGGCGTTTGATCTCAGATCGAGAGAGTGTTGTGGTTCCCGTAACACCCATAGACGTATCGCCCATTATCTGACCAGCTAAGTCTGCCATCGCTGCAGAATCCTTTAGAAGAGACTTCACGAAAGGATGTTCGATTGCTTCAGGAACCTCAGGAACAAAACTCATTAGTTTTATGCCATCTGCTTCCGTCAGGCTTGATAGCCTTCCTGCCATGAACCCACTTCTGTCAAAGTCTGGTTTAACAATTTCTTCAGCAAGTTCAGCCTTAAACACCACAAGAGATTGTGCAGATTGACCTTTAGAGAAGGGATCGTCATCTGCGAAAGTTTTGGCACTAATATATGTTTGCTGTATGTCTTTGAACTCTTTCCACTTTTCAGTTCCCTCCTCACGTCCAAACTGTTCCCTAAAGGCAGGTAAGTAAGAACCAATCTCGGCTGTATTACCCGGATCACTCACGCTAGCGTACTGGCCTTCTAGGAACGCTTTGTTTGATTCGTTCTGTTGACGTTCCTGCTCTGTAGCCGCAGCCTTCACCGCCGCAGAATAGTCACGTTGAGCGTCCTTGAAAGCCGTTTTCATTGACTCTTGAGCGCCGCCTTGCCCCGAACCAAACTGGTCCATGAAGTCTTCATTACTCATTAGCTGCGTAGCATAATCTAAAACCCGTCCCGCATGTTCTAGGTCCGACTGCCACACTACCTCTTTAAGTTCAGTGGAGAAGACATCTAGGAACATTGCGTTACCTCGCTCCCTTCCTTTAATCCCCACCATCTGCTGACGATGTTCCAGCAAGCTCGCGCCATATTCCAAATAGTCACCAGCTTCGTAAGCAGAGCGTCTTACACCCTTTTCAAAGTTGGATATAATCTCTGCATCGGCACGTTGAACCGCCAGTGCATCACTTTCAGCCAGAACTTTAGCTGCTAAAGGGGCAAACCGGGCCAAAACTTCAGGGCGTAGCTCCGCTGGGGTACTCTCGATACGTTCCTGAACGAAGGTAGAAAGCTGGTCTTGCAGCGCAGCGCGGCCCTGAGGGTTCCCATAGTTATCGTCTTGCTGAATGGTACTCATCATACCTACAAGGTCTTCATCTAGTTGTCCGATGATGTTGCTTTCATTGTACGCCATCAGATTAGCTGGATTGTTCCAGAACTGATCAATGTACTCATCACCTGTAACAGCGGACAGTGCGCCCAATTGAGAGGCAAGCTCTTTCTGCTGTTGCTGATACGCCAGAGAATCTTTGTATTCGTCGTTACGCTGTCGCTCTGCCAAACGAGACTCGTTGGAGGCTATACGTCCAAGGCTAGAGTTAATCTGTGAGAATGCCTTAGCGAGCATTCGGGAGTTTTGATTGTCGAGTGCGGGGCGCATGTACTGAGCGCGGTTACCCACCTCACCAGACGCTGCTCCACCCCGGCCCTGTATTTGTACTGGACCTCTTACCATCTTATTATCCTACATAAGGGTTCATTGCTTGGCCCATGAAGCCGCCGCCCGTGCCGCCGCCCATGCCGCCGCTCATCATGGACCCCGGTACTTGACCAATCTGGCTCATGCGCTGCTGCTGGTAGTTATTGTTCTGTCCTTGGATCATCAGTGATGAGAACCCATTAACGACAGGGGCCAACATCGCCATCGTGTCACCAGCCGTCCAGCGGCCTTGCATCACGGTGTTGATCTGGTTGACTTTGGTTACCTCAAGGTTGTGCAGGTCCATCTCGTAGGCATCTGCAAGGTTCTTACGCTCATCAATAAATCGACGGGCATCCTTGGACCATTTGCCCTTAGCATCGTTGATCGTTGCACGGATAGACGCACCACCGAGGTTAGAACTACCCGCCTGAGCCGATAGGTTTGACTCGGAGAGCTTCCCCATGAGTTCGAAGTCGAACCCTTGCTGTCGAATCTTTTTGTTATTCTGCAGGAACTTCAGGGAGGAAGTTTCTACCGCTGCGCCGTAACTGGCTTCAGCAGCTAATTTGTTAGCTTCATACTGTCGGTTTTGTTCTTCGATCCGCGCTTTCGATTGCGCAGCCGAGGACATCATTCCGAAGCCCATTTGGAGTACCTGACCGATACCACACATATTATTTGCTCCTAAGGATTGGATGAACTGGTTCACCGCTAGGGTGAGCCACGCGGTCAAAGATTTCGAAGCCGACAAACTCCACCCACTTTAGGTGTAACTCGTTGTCAGCATGGACGAAGTTGTAGATTTGGCTATGGTCACCCTGAAGTATCTCAACTTCATCTCGGGAGACCCGTAAAAACCCCATGACGTGCTTATCTACTGCTGTACTGCCCAAGCCCCAGACGATGCCGTCTTTGGTGGTCCCGTACATGATCAGTGGGGTGTCTTTGTGGGAGAGCGTCCGACATACTGTGGACTGCTCAAAACATTCTGTCAGGGCTTGCTTAGGCTCCTGCCCTGATAGGAGCATGATCTCACGTCTATCAGCGTGGCGCATCGAGGCCGCAATAGCCCCGATGTCACCTTGTGTCGCTGGGCGAGCGTTATACTCGCCGCGCGTGAGGGTTGTGTTTGCCGAACCAATCGACGTGGAGGATCGTGCAGCCGAATGGGCTGTCGTTCCTGAGGGTAATTTCTGCATTATCGTTCCGAGTCATTACAGGCACACGCAATGTCCCTGAAGATTTCGGGAGGTCACCAAAGGTTGTCGACGTGTAGCCTACGCGAGGGCCAGCATGATATGTTTTGGCTGGACGCCCACGGCTTGAGACATCCACAGAGAACGTGGCAGTGTCAGTGTAGGCAATGTTGATATAGTTGATTGTCAGTCGCCCATCGGTAACCAAGATTTCACCCTGAGGTTTCCGAGGCGCCCTCATGTAGAGGGTCGAGAGCTTCACCTCCATATCGTAGGGAATGCCCACAACAAGATCATCAGCCGAATAATCTCCCTTAACGAAGAGGTTTCCACCCTCCGTATAGCGGTCGATATTTACGGTATGTCCGCTGGTCAAATCCCACACCTCTACGAGGTTGGTCCCGTCATAGGGAATGGTTAGAAGTGTCTCTGGGTCACCGCTTGAAGATATCCCACTCTGATAGAATGTCTTTGTTGGGGTTACCTGCATATCGAGACGTAGCAACTCATACCCAAATAGGTCTGGTTGATCGCGAACATCAATCTTAGTGAGTTCACGCTCAGTTCCAAGGGAAGACACGCAGTAGAGATAGTTGCCGTAGATTCCGATAGATTCGATATCTCCGATACTCAAATCCCAGCGGCACCACGCAGATTGGACCTTAGTTTGTCCGTCATACTCGAACTTGTAGACCCAGATAGATTGAGGGTCTGCTCGATTGAGTACAAAGACAGTTTTATTGTCGCGAGATGCTTGGATGTAGCGAGCATCACCCGTAATGAACTGCGGACACTGGATCGTTAAATCCGAGGACAACAATCGGTCATCTTGAGCAGCACCCAAGAAGAACTCACGGGCTTGCGTGTATCCGCCAATTTCAGCCGTAAAGAAGGCAGACTGACCGATGGCATGGGGACGAACCGCTGTTGAGGTTTGGTAGTCTCCGATTTGCTTGGCTGAGACTGTTTTAGGTGTCAGAGCTTGGGAGTTCGAGTTGAGCGAAAACTGCCCCTTATCGGTAAACAGCAAAAGCTCATCTTGAACGGCCAACGCTGCGTGGACTTGCTCTACACGACCAAACCGCAACTCAACGTCAATCCTATTGTCGTCTTCAAGTTGTATGCAGGTAGAGCGGTAAAACTGCTCATAATAATTAACCTCTGACAGGACCACGGACTCACCAGCGCAAACCCCGAGCCGACCTTGGAACAAGAACAAATCAGTGATGCCCTTACCCAGAAAACTTGGGGTCTCATTCGCTATAGCACTACCAACCTCTCGGCCTCGCCAGTTATATGGCTCTACACTCCAGTTACCATCTGATCCACGCACCAGAGCTTGTGGCATCGTGGAGGTGTCAAACTGTTCTGCTGATTGTGGTGCTAAGGTCTCAGTCCATCTACCGTCCTGATACGTGACAAAGTAGTCATCTTCATCCGTTGCGCTCTGGCCTGTAATCTGTACTACCTCACCATCGGATCCTTTGTCGGCTAGGTCGTCAAAGTCTGTAACCTTACGGCCCGAGAAAGTTGGAGTGACCTCACTGATCGGTAAGTTATTCAACAGTTCATTGACGCCATAGATGAAGAAGTCTGTGGTACTTGAGATCTTTATCTCACCTGTGTTTGCGTCGTAAGACGTGGTGGATAGGTCTACTTGAAACTGAGTACCCTCACTGTCCGTTGGCTGGAACAGGTTGGAGCCTCCTTGGCCTTGGAGCATATAGACGATATTCATATTGGTAGTGGCCGCATCGGTAGAAAAGTCAATCTTAGTTCCCGTGTATTTCTTAAAGAACCGCTCCGTAGCACCTGTAGACAGAACTCGGTCATGTCCAATGATGATCTCAAGTCTGTAGTTATTCGGGTTTGCAGTGTTCTGCGGAAACACAGACTGACTTTTGGCGCTACTGCCACCAGTAAACGCGGAGTACGTCGTGTAGGTCGCCCCATTGAAGATCTCATACGCATTACTGATGTAGCAAGCTGAGTCAGTGGCAATTGTGACATTACCCGCTGAGTTCGAGCTGGCACTAGTTATCCCGAGATAATGAGTAGTACCCTCGCTATCAATAGCCTCCATTCTGTTACTACCTGTCAAGGAGGCAAGACGTGCCGCATAGATATCCGCGTATCTAAGCGTATGACCCGTGACGGTATCTGTGGATGCTACGGCCTGACCATCTCGCAGTTGTAAAGCAACGTGAGTTACCGCTGCACTGCTAGACGCAGCGTCGCTATTGGTTGAGCGTAGAACCTTGTAGCCATTGGAAACATTGAAATTATCACCAGACTCAGTAAGACCGCCACTGATGGCAGCAGCCGCTACAGAGAACGCAGGGTCCGTCGAATCTAGGTTGATCCAAGATCCCGTGACGTTCGAGAAATTGCTTACGTTCGAGTAGATGCTTATCGGTCTCCCGCCCAGTTCATACAGACCACGGCGATAAACGAAGTCTCGTTGGGTAGGAGCCGCTTCTCCAGTCTCCCACTCCGTTGCGCTGCTATAGTTTGAAGATACGTAAGCATTGGTTCCACTAAAAGTGGTGTAGCGATCAGCCTTCCGGTAGTACCTTTGATCATAGGCCGCTGTAGTCCCTAGCGGATAATACGTCAGCGTTTCCGTCGTGTTGTCAGATAGCGTTACGTCTTGCTTGAACTCTAGGACAGCTTTGTACACTGAGTCGGAAGTAAAAGGCACCTCACTGGTCAATCGATCCATGAGATCCAAAGTAACCGCGTGGTTCGTTGCTTCGTTACTAACAACGGTGTCAGTCTGGATTGCTGTCGTGACGTTCTTGTTCGCGAGGAAGGTATAGTCCCCAGCCGTCACCGCACGAATATTTGTGCTAGGATCGGTGCTTGTCAGGTAAGCCGCGCTTGTGGGGTTTACCGTGACAGACTGCTGGACTCCGTTGAGATCATAGACCTCGACTGATCCATCGCTATTCGTGATGACAGAGTATTTTTCCGCCTGATCACGATCAATCGTGTGATGGAAGCTGGTGGTTCCTAAAGCAGAGGAAGTCAGGCTTGAAACGAACTCAGCGCCCCTTCGTTTAGATAACCCTTGGATAGCCGATGGATAAGCATTGACCATCGTTTGGGTAGCTTCCTTAATACGGGTTTCGGGCGGCTGCTGGGTAATGCCCCCCGTCAGCTTGCCAATATGATCAGTGATCTGTGCCATCATAGAATCCTTGTGCGCATCGATGCAAAGCGCAGAGTGGGCTGGTCTTGGAGGATGTTATAATCCCCAACGCGATCTTCTTCCTGTTCAAGAAGGACCATCGCCCGTTGTGCTTGGATTTGCATCTGTTGCAGGTCAGTGTCTGACCCGAGAATGTTCTGCATATATCGCGAGGCGGCATCGAGTAGGATGAACCTACGAGCAGCCTCCGTTAGGTCTTCCCAGTCCAAGCCTTCCACCAAATCCAGAACCACCTTGTCGTTAAACTTGCGGGTACGGTTCAGTACATCGTAGAGCTTGCCACCACGGTCGGTGTAGCGCTTGGTCGTGTCGGGTCGTCCATCATGTCGGGACACCGCATCAACACGCAGGGTATTCGCTGGGAGAAGAATTTCTTTTAAGGTCGTAGGGGATAACTCGCGTTTTCGCTGAGTGTTCCATGACCAACCCTTAGTTTGGATTTCGCGGGAGGTCGCAGTGAGGACTTCAAGTGCGATCTGTGCTTCCGCTAGGTCTTCGTTAAGGTTCGTAATAGGTGCTTCACCTACAGCGGCCAACATGTAGTTAATGGCCTCTAGCTTCGTTGTTGCTTGGATCATGTGTTCGCCTTTCGGTGAAGGAATTTAAGGGGAAGCCCGTTAGGACTCCCCCCTGTAGGATTTGTAACGCTTATACGTCAGCAGCCTTACGAACTTCGTAGAGGCAATCAGGGCGAAGCGTTGCAGCACCCATAAGAAGCTTGGAAACGAGCAAAGTACCCTGCTTGGCAACTGAGTATTCGGACTCAGTGGTGAGGTCTTGCAACTTAACCATGCCGAGACCTTCTGTGTGCATAAACAAACCAAGGTTGTCAGATGCATCCACAGCATAGTCTTGGCCGAAGCCATCTGTAGGTACGCCAGCGTCTGCACCGTTAGGGGCATTCAGCGGGGTACGGCTATCAGGGCCGGTGTTGGAGTTTGCAGTACCGTTAATCGCGAGGTGGTTCGTTGGTACAATGTTAAAGCCAGCAATCTTGTAGACTACTGCGTCACCGTAGTTACCGTTACCCGCAGAGAAATCAGAGTTGATAATCGTCTTATCGTTCTGGTTAATCAGGGAGTAGTAGGTGCGTGGTGACACGTACAGGTGACGGCCATCCATAGGGATGTCATGCTCATCAAAGTACGCGGCAGCTTCAAACGCAGAGGTAACGAGTTCAGCAGCGCCAGCGCCTGTGCCAACGTGCTTCGTTACTGCGTTCTCCATGTCAACAATACCCTTACCAGCACCAGAAGCGGCACCAGTGGCTGTTACGCCGGGAGCGCCAGGTACTTGTGCAGCGTTGAACTGGTCACCGAGACGTGCATCACGAATAGCCATCTGGAACAAGGTACGCTCACAGGTGAGAGCCAAAGCTTGAGCCATCTGCTTGCTGTATTCAGCGCGGAACTCGAAGTGCGTCAGCATTTCGTCAATGTTGTTCAGGAATACGCTGGATACCAAGAAGTCATCGATGGAAATCGTCTTCTCATCAGTCTTCATGGCCTGACCGACGATCTCTTGGCCGGGAACGAAGTGTTCAGCCTTAGCTTGGCCGATACCCGGGAATTGAGCGGTTTTGCCGCCTGAAATTGTACGGGTACGAATCTTGTCTTTGAGAGAAAACTTCTCATCAAAATGCTTTAGGACTTCACCGCCAAAGGTTTTGAGCAGGAGGTCACGGGAGTTGTTGTAAGCGTTAGCGCCATCAATGGACGCAGGAAAGTTAGCTACTTGAGCTGGGGTAGGAGCGGCTGTCTGAGCCATTTTCTTAATCCTTAAATTGAGATATTTCGTTTATTGAAAAGAGCATGCCCCCGCGAGTGAACTCAGCGTCTCTCAGGGTTATCGCCGCAGCGGCCCATCGGTATTCTTTGTGTGTCTTGGGGTATATGTTTCTTGGTCGTCACCAAGGCCGTTCCACTTATGAGCGGCAACGGTCCCCGGACCTGTGCGATATTGCGCAGAAGCCCGAGGTAGTGGGGTCATCCTATAATATAGGAGAGGGCCACCTACTGGTTCCGAGAGCGGTTTGTGGATCTCTTTTGGATCCGCAGGTTACTCATGGAGTTGTTCTTTGGGTTGCGATCTTTGTGGTCGATATCCTTGCCACGAAGAGCCGCTTTACCCTTCTTTTTGATCATCAATCGCCGTGCTTTCTTTCGCGCATCATTGCGACGACGCTGGGAAGGCTTTGACTGATAATTCTCGTATTCTTTGCGGTAGTTACGTTTAGTAGCCATCACAAAAGGCCTCCCGTTTTGTGTTGTTCATGAAGACCTGACTGACGGTGCCTAAAGAATCGTACTTACTTGCGTAGAGGTAGTCCCATTGGCCGCACGCTTGCTCAATCCCTGAACCAGCCCTTGTCGCGCATCCGCTGATGCTGCTGATCAGGACTAAGACGCAGACCATCGGAAGCAGCGTCGAGAGCAGCGCGAGACCGTCTATCGGCGTCCTCATCTTCTTTTTCCTTGTGTTGTTTTACAGCGGCTCTTTGAGAGACAAAGACAACCGCAACCAGACCAAGGAATGCCGCAGCGACCTTGGCCTTACCTGCGTCAAACCAAGTGAGAATGAATGCTAATTGTTCCATCATTTACGGCTCTTGGTTCCAGAACATTTCCATTTCGCCCGTGACAAACGCAGGGGTGAGTTAGGGTTCTTTGCAGCCTTGGAATGGGATTTCATCTGACCAGCGGACCTTGCGCAATACGCATCCCCTTTGGATGTTCCGGGGCGAACACGGGGTCCACCACCTTTTGCTTTTCCTGCTTGGCCGTAGCTTACTTTTTTACCCGAAGAAGTGACTTTTACGGACGCCTTGCCCTTAGCAGGTTTCGCCATGTCACTTCTTTTTCGGCTTAAAGCCGCCTGTCTTGTTCTTCATCTGAGAATAGGACTTAGAAGACACTGTAGACTTACTCTTTGGGCGGCTGTTGCCAGCTTTCTTCCGAGCGTTGATGTTATCGTAGAGACCTTTACCGGGCATCCTACTTTCCTTTCTGTGCGTTGAAGAGGCGTGACCAGAAAGACCGTTGAGGCTTCTCTGGGGGTTGGTACGTCATCTCTTCAGGTGTAACTTCGATGCTATAACCACCGTCACGCCAAGCTTCTCGCAAGCCGTGTATCATCCCCCAAAATAACTCATCGATCACAGCCTGATCAGACAGGTCGTAGACGATGTTGAAGGCTTCGAAGCCGGGAGCAGCGCTAGAACGAGCGCCTGCTTCCCACTTCCCCATAGCGACCATCACTTGGTACAGCCGGAGGTATCCCGCAGGGTCGCCCCATAGGTCGATCACCTCGTACATGCCAAGGCCAGCGTCGCGAGCTACAGTGTTACCGTAGGTGTCGGAGTTACCTGTGGAGTATGCCTTCATAATTGCAGCGATGTTCGTCTGCCCCGGCTTAACTTCAGCACGTCGAATGACGTAGTGTCCGTAATAGGCCGCACCGCCATATACTGAGTTAAAGGCCGGGGTAGGTAATTGGGAACCATCTGAGGCAGGCAGTGTGGCTGTATCGATTGCGCCGAACCTTGCCTCATGATTGTCACGACTGGCACCGATGGCCCCAATGTTTCGTAATCGAACACTGGCAGGCACAGACTTGTCGTGTAGGTCGTAGGCCCAAGGGCCAGTGTAGATTTTCATGGTGTAACCCTAGAGTTGCGATCGGCCCAGCTTTTGGACAACCGCATTATTGTACGCTGGGTCGGTGGAGTAGCGTGGGTCTGCCATCGCTTCCTTTACCTGCGCCCAAGAGTCGAAGCGGTCTGCTGAAGGGGCTTGACCACCCTCGATCTGTCGCACTGGATCAGACGGAGAGTTGGAGTTGCGGCGAGCCTGAAGGCCATTCACAGCAAGCTTAATTCCATCCACGTCGTTACTTTCAATTGTACGGTTAAATGCATCGATCTCACCTTCAGACAGGTTGTCCGAGGCCCAGCCAATCAGATCGTCGTAGCCTGTCCGACCGCCCACCGTAGACACAATGTCTTCTACTTGGCGCTCAACTACGGCCTGTTGACCTTCGATGTACTTGTCTACGACTTCCTTCGAGTACCCAGCCTTAGCCGCTGCATCGTAGGAGTCTGAGGACAACTCACCGCTCTCACGGTACTCCGCTTCCAGAGAGGGCAAATCCAAACCAGACTCACGCACAGTTTCTGCTGTCGGCACTGAGTCTGCTGGCGTGTCTCCAGCGCCCATCTTGCCTTCCAGCTCAGAGTACGCTTTCGCCATATCCTCAGGGGACTGGAACTTTTCTGGTAGCCATTCAGGACGTGAGGAGGCAGCAGATTTCTCTGCCGCCGCCGCATCATGGGCTTCCTGTACGAGTTGATCGGGGGTCTTCCCCACGGTCTCAGAACTCGTATCGATTGTGTTAGAGATTACTTCACCCATTAGGTTATATACTCACTTATTATTCTTGTTCTTGTGTTTGAGCTTTGGCTTGGTCACGCATTGCGCCCATACCTTCTTGCATCGCCATCTGAGCCATTGCTGCCTCTTGAGCCTGCTGTTGTTCAGCCTGAATCTGTTCTTGGGATTTGATCAGACCATCAGCATCGATGCCAAGGGAGGTAGCCACGCGCTTCATGAGGTCGCCTACGTTAACCATAGAGAGAGCTTCAGGACCGAGAGGGGCCATCATCTGCATCATCTGTCCGTACTTGGTGAGGTCATGCCCACGTCCCAAAGCCTCAAGGCCAGTAACGATAGAAGGCTTCACGACACCATCAGGCAACTCAGGGAGTTTCTTCTGCTTCTGCATCCGAGACATCAGACGGTTCACCAGTGGCTGCTGCAGTTCGCTAGAGAGTACCGAGTAGACCCCGCCCAAAGCGTTCTCCAACATGGAGGACAACAGGCGGATTTCTTCAGCGGTCACACGTTCAGCGTTACGGGTAGCAGCGCTTTCCATGATGAAGGCTTGAGCCAGACGTTGTTCGAGCTTGGCTGCAGTACCTTCAGCAACCCGGAGGTCGGACGCCTTGTTAACCTGCAGAAACTCGACGTCGGTAGCCTTGCCTGTAATGACTGCGCCATTGGAGGCGCTAGCCACTTCTGCCTTGTTTGTCTGGCTGTTGGCGTTGACCATAACCAGTGTACGAGCAGAGGCTGCAGAGGCATCGAGGATGTTCTTGTGCAAAGCCTCAAGAGACATGAGGTCACCGAAAAGTTCCTCTACGTGTGAACGTCCGTAGCTTTCTCCGGTAACGGAGGTCCAACGGAGTGCCATCAGTGGAGGGGCTTCAGCCGGGTATGTTCCATATGAGTCGGGTACAACTACATCATTAATTTCCTGATAGGTTACCCACTTGGTTTTCTTACCGGGTTCCATCGTCAGGTTGTAGCAAGTGTAGACATCAATGGTTTTAGAGCCAGCGGTGTTCTTAACCTCATATTCAGGGGTCCAGCCAACAGCCTGTAGTACACCGGGGTCCATTGTCTCCGGGGCAAACTGTTCTTTGATGGTGACCTTCTTGAGTCGGCCCTGTGGGTCTCGGGATACAACAAACTTGTCGAGACCATAGCCCTTCAAGTTTCCGTCCTTAGGCAGTACCAGCAGGTAGTTACCAGTGACGATCAGATGACGCAGTGCCTCATGCAAGGCGTTACGCATTCCCTCACCTTCCAACTCGGAGATGACTGCACGTTCAATCGTGGAGAGACTTTCATCGACAGAGGCCCGTTGTGTTGGGTCTCCATTGGTCAACTGCAAGAGAGTGAAGTCATCTACACCAAGTTTAAAGAAGGGCGTGTTAGGGGGAAACAAAGCCATCATCAGCTTGGCGGCTAAGTTGTTCGTACCCCGTGCGCCGATAGATTGATAAGGCGTGTTAATGCGGAGAGAGGCGGTTACGCCCTCTTCCATCATGAGGGAGGGGACGGTGAGTGCAGATGACTCGCGTGCGCGACCCAAGTACACGTCTCTTGGGCCTTGCATCATCGAGTAGGAACCCGCGAGTGTTGCGTTAGGTTCAATCATCAGTAATTCACCGGCCCCTTGCTAGCCCGAAGGCCACCAATAGTAGGCAGCGAAGGGGAAGCCATATTTCCGCCTGTAGGGATGCTCAGGGGGTTGCGGTATCCGCTTCCTCCCGGCGAGGCTTTCTTCCCAGAAACAACTTTAGAAGAAGTGGCGGGGCTACTCATAGCGTCGTCAGCAAGACCTTGGTTGGTATTCGCTTGATTCCTCGCATCAGAACTATAATTCGTCTTGATCGTGGGGAGAACGGGAGCAGTAGATGGTTCCTTGCCCCCCTTTCCGCGCCCACCCATCATTGCGAGTAGAGCGATGCCACCTACAGCGGCCATAATGTTACACATAGGATTCTTCCTCTTGTTGTGTATTCACAGCGCGTAGGTGATCCAAGACTTGTCTGTGTCCGACAGCTACATTGATAGTATGTAACTCCGTCACAACCTCATCTGGAACTATCAGAGGGAAGACATGCTCAAGGTACGCGATTAGTTGTTTTGATATAACTGGTTGTTTAACCACCGGTTTTTCCTTATTACCGTAAATTATCGTACCGGGCATGCTCCGGTTGCACAGTCAGGGTCTTCCAGTTCGTCCATTAAGTCCGTAGCAGACAGGTCAACTTCCCCAAGTACAGCCATGTATTCCTCATATTCCTCCTCAGTGATTACTTCCTGAGGTAGGTACGGGTAGCCCAAATCTTTTGCAGTCTTGGTGGGATCATTTCGGAAAATCCAAGATACACCCACGTAGGTGTCCCAGTTTTCTAAAAGCCAGCTAATGATGTCTTTCATCTCTGAAGGATCGTAGGAGATTGTCACCGAACAGTTGTGGTCCACGTAGTGGTCCATCATTAATTTGTATCGATCCAACTGCTTAACAGCAGACTCAAGGTTGACGTGCTTTCCATCTACCTGATCGAACTCGACGGTATCCCACTTCACAGGGAAGGAGAAAATAATCGCGTCAGCAGGACTATATGGATCAGCAAAGTTACGGTAACCCGCATCCTTCAGCCGTTCTACCAGAGGGTCGCTTACAGAGAACTTTACGTTATTGATGAGGTACTTTCCGAGAGGCTTGTGTACGCCCTCAGTTGTACTCATGACCTTGGACAGGGTGCCGGAAGGCTTGATCGTGGTGATTGCCTTGGAACGGGGAAGCCCCAGTTCGTCAGCCATCTCATGGGCAGCATCATGCGCAGCCGCACGGATAGCCTGTAGGTACTCTGCGCTGGGGTTAGCAGCGGCGATACCAGTAATACCAACACCCATCAGGCGAAGGTAATCGTTACTCTCATCCCAACCGGGCTGGAGAACACCGTCTTTAAAACTTACGCAGGTCTGGCGGTAGTTAGCGCGTGATACCAATCGGACAACCTTGAGGATCGTGGGGTTCTTTAACGAGAATTTGCTGAGGTCAATCTCTACTAGGTTGCAAAAACTTGTATCCCCGAGCATAATTTCCGCACATGGATTTACGCCCTTAAACCAAGGCGCACGTTTCTTTGCGGCAGAACCATTAATAAAACCCGGCTCTGATCCGCCAGCTTCGATCATCTTGGCAAACACACCTTCTAGTTCCAAGCGGTTAGGCTTGTCCCAGAACACTACACTGTTGTTTGACTGACCGCGCCAAGGACGGTCGATCCAGTGGTCTTTCTTGGCCTCGATGAAGTCGTGAGCCATCTCGTTGTCGATGTCCAACAGGGCAATCTCAGCAGACCGTCGAGAGGACAGAGTGGTTCCAAGAAGGTTCAACAGATCGAGGATATCTAGCTCATTCAGCAGTTCGCCGTTGCGATTGTTAAGGACACCAGCAATCTTTTCATAAGCCTCTGCAAGTGTTCCATCGCCGGAGCTAATCCAGCCATAACCACTAAGGCGCTCACCCCCGGGACGAATCTCGGAGAAGTCGATTTTTAGGTTTGTAGCGTCCGCTGGGAGGGTCAGGAGTTTGCCGATGGACTTGGCCCATGCTTCGGCGCTGTCACCTACGGAGAGTGTGTAGTGGCCTTTCTGGGGGAGGCCAAACAGTTTTGTGGTATCTCGCCCACCCTTGGTCAGTCTTTGGGATCGCTGAATATTGACTGTGACAGGTTTGTGAAATCCCCGAAGCACACCCACCGAAGGTTTGAAACCCACTCCGCAGCCTTGGAGGAGTAACCAGAAAGAGTCCACGACATCGCTTGGAGTTGAGATGGTATTAAAGGAACAGTTGAACTGAGAGGCTTCTCGGGTCTTCGCAATGTCTGTTCCACCCAGCCAGCGAGTACGTCCAGAGGGTGACGCTTCGAGTTTGTAGAAGATGTCGTAGAGGTCATCGAGTTCGTTCAGTTCGTCAGTGTTTAGGTCGCGACCCAACGCTCGTTCCCACAGCCATTGCTGATGTTGGATGATGCGGTCGGTCGTCTGTTCGAGTGTTTCAAAAATACCTCGCTCCTCATCGAGAGGGCGCGAGTAAGTGCGTCGGTGGACGATCTCCGACCGAGTGTCTTGGAATGACATTTATTATCCTAAGGTTGTGTTAAAAGACCGCCCAATGGGGGTGGCCTTCTAAGTAAACTCTACGACTGTAAGGTCAGAGTTATCGATGTAAGTATGAGCGCGGAAACAGCAAAGGCGAGTGCCATCAAAACTTGGTACGCCATTCTAAAACAGGTTCGCTAAATCCGGTTTCTCGTAGTTTGGTCCCTTCAGAACCTTTCCGTCTTCCCGGCAGATCGGCTTACCGTCGTCATCTAATTTTGACATGTTGGACCTATGGACCCGCTCGAATACCTCATCGATTGGGAGGCCGAACGTCACTGCCATCCCGTAGGTCACATAAAGCAGGTCGGCCAACTCTTTGGTAAAGGCTGC